GCATTCGACTCCCTGTATCTGTTCACAGCTGACCTTCGATGACATGGCACCATCGTACTGCATCATTACACGCTTGTCGGTAAAAGGGGCATCGTTGGCGTTGTACTGCGTGGCCATGATGACTTGTCCCTGCTGTCCAGAAGCAGCTGCGAATTCTGTGACTGTTGGCCTGTAGGTGAACATAAGCTGTCCCAGCGTGTATTCGTCATAGTTGCATGCAATCTGCGACAACCAGGGGAACGTGCGCTCGAGACCCGGATTGATGTTGTATACAACATTGGTGAAATTGCCGCTAGGAGGACCGTATACGTCACCGATGTACTCGCGGTGCGAGATGGTGACACTGTTTCCGTCGGGGATATTGTTGAATCCGCTTACAGCGGATCCCTGGTCCACGATGTTGTTGGACTGCACGTATGCACCGTTCCCCATGTACATGCCTTTGCCAGTGAGTTGCCTGTGGATGCCTTGTGCTCCGCGGTCAACCAGGTCTGACATGCCGAATGTGGCTTTGCTTGCAGCATTTCCGACGAAGTCACCGGCACTATCCCAGAAACCACCAGGTTTGGCTCCGAATAGTTTCTGCATCCAGTAGCCCCCGCGTCCACCGTAACGACGAGTGCGTCGGGGGTACATGCGTAGACCGCTGGAACGAAGTCCGCGACGGCGGATTCCTCCGACACCTCTGGAGTAGCGACCTGCGCCACTGTATCTGTACGTGTTTCGCATATTCTGGTTTGCGAAGCTGTAGTCTTTTGCTCCCTTTGTTCCGAAAGTGCCCCGGAGACTTGTATCGATATCTGAACCGATAGGAACGCGAATGCGGTATGAAGGAGTTCGTGACTTGCCGCGAAGTCCCTGTGCGATAGCTGCACCTAGCGAGTTTGCATCAAAAGCCATTTGATTGATTGGTTTATCGTCTGTAAATTCGAATTCCAGATTGTCTTCTGGAATATCTGGAAGTTCTTCGTCGTTATACCCTGAAGCTTCGTCGGCGATTCGGCGTCGTTTAGCGCCGGACGTTTTAAATTTTGCATTCGTAAAATTCGATCTTTTGGTCCGCGCGATCCAAAAGTAAATTGTAACGCCTCACATTTTTTTGAAAAGTAAATCCAACTGCCACACGCCGATCCAACTGCCACACGCCGATCCTACAGTTGATATAATTCGATCTAGTCGTTAGCGGGTATCCGTTGGAAAGATAAGTGTGTGTCTAGTATTACCACACACTTATCTTTCCACTTGCCGGTGGAAAGATCGGGGATAAAAAAGGGGTGTCCCACTTTGTAAGTGCGAGAAAAATTTTTCAAGTTTTTAGAGCTCAATGGGATTGCGATCCGATCCCTCCTCGGGCACTGGCGATCCAGCCACTGGGGCTTCAAATCCGTTAGGTCCCCAGATAGGTAGGTGCCTGTTCCTCTCTCTGTTGCGAGCGAGTTGCGCCGTGAGCCACATGATTTCTTCATCTTCGGAGTCATCGACGATAATAGGAATCGCAGGGCGTTCCGCGTTCTGAGGTGCGACCACCAGAGCCGGGGCTGCGGCGGGTGCGTTGCGTACCTCTTCTCTCATGTTCCTGAGAGTATCAACCATTCGAGCTTGAGGGCGCAGGATGGCGGGCATGAAGGCGGTAGGACGAGCCGGGTTGGCAGGTGTCATTGGTTGTGCCACGTGGTAGGGCGCCAGTCCCCCAATGTTGTCCACTCCATTGACCATCGCATTGGTCACATCGCGCATGGCGCGACACTGGTTCATCCCATCATCGAGCGGACGCTCATACTCTTCATTCCACACTCTCTCCAATGCAGCATGGATAGACGCCTTCAGAGCCAGTCCCCTGTCGTTAAGACGACCCCTCGGAGCAAATCCCCGTCCTTCCAGAAGGTTCATTTCGAAAAAATGACACCTGCGAATAACGGCCTCGCGATCGACTTGGCTGATGGCCTTGTCACCGATCCCAGTCCCCCAGCGAAGAGGATGCGTGTTGGTAGTGATGACAGTCACTCGAGTGAGGAGGGGGAAAGTACTTCCCTTGACCTCGACAGTGCACGGGGTCTTGTCGAGGATGTTCTTGAGAGCTTGGATGTTTTGGGTGCTGCAATCGAAATCGTCCATGACTACCCCGAGTTGGCCGGTGTAGCCATCGAACCACTTGCCGGCGCCCTTAAAGTATGGGTCCTGGCCTTCATGAAGGTCGGCAAGGAGCTTGGTTGCGAGTGTTGACTTGCCTGAGCCGGGTTGTCCGTAGAGCACGATGACCTCGTGGTCGGGCCTTGCAATGGACTCGGAGTTGACGGAGACAAACTCTTTGGCCCCTTTGTAGTAGCGGAGCATGAGGTGGAAGTTAGAGTCCCAGAGACATTTCCACTTGGAGGGGTTTTTGGCCACCGCGAGAGCCTCTCCCTTGAAAGCTTCCCAGTCAGTTCTTGCGCCTTGAATGGCTTTGCCCGGATCTGGGCAATTGGCCGAGTAGAATGGGCCTGCCACACGGGTCTCGAACTTGGTCACGTAAGCCATGTGGGCTTTGATGTCCTTGACCTTCTCGATGTGGGCTCCTGCCCAGGCTGAGTCGTCGAGGAGGGCCTTGAGCATTCTCCATGAGATAGGCCTGTTGGTCTTGATGTGGAGGTGGATGTGGATGGTGCCGCATTCGGCGCCGCGCTCGAGTTGTCCTTGAAACCACTCCACCAGTATGGGGGTCTTGGTTCTTCCCTGCTCTCCCGCGCCGGGGAGTACAAAGAGGATCTCGAAGTTTGAGTCACCGCGAGCCTTCTTGCGTGGGCCTTGAACGACCTCTTCCACTTCAGAACCATCGTCAGATTCGGAATCGCTGTGGTCGATTTGGTCAATGTCTTGGTTTTCGATATTTTCAGGATCGGGGTTTTCCTGAGGGGTGGGAGGTCCCCCACCACGAACTCCTGTTAGGACGTAATGCTTGCGCTCCTCTACGTTGTTGAACGTAAGATGCCAATGGCTAGCCTGCCCTTTGTCTGTAGATACGATTTGCGCGCAAAATGAGGCTCTGTCGTCCATTTTTGGTGAAGTTCTCGACTTTTTGGAGGGGGAGAGTAGCCAGTGGAATTGAACCATTCTTGCCGATCTCCGGACCAGAATGCGGACTTTGAAGTTGACGCGTTACATAAAAAAGCGCGGACCAACGGTTGGGAACGCGGACCAAGTTTAATGTTCATTTCAAGTTAACGACTACCTAAACGTATGATCCAACGCCAAGATCGGCAGTTGAGAACGCGGACCAACGGATCAACACAACCACAAGTTTAGGGTTAGGTAGGGTGCGGAGCTTAGGGTGCGGAGCTTAGGGTGCGTAGCTCAGGGAAGGGGATTGTATATTCTTTTTGGAGGGTTCGTTCGCGTGAGCGAGCGGTTCCGACAAAAAGGCCTACGAAGAAGGCGCTTTGTCGCCCGCGTCGACTTGCGCGGACGTGTTGCATGTACATGAACACGTTCTATTTTTGATTGTGAAGAAGTTTAAAAGCTTGCATATCAGGTGAAAAACCATCTTGTGGAAAACCTTTACGCCAATGGAATATATAATATTGTACAATATTGCTCCGATCTTAAAACGGAGTTACAACGTTACCGTTGATATCTGTGAGGATGATTGCGTCGTTTCCGCCGTCGGGCTTGTAGTTGAGACCGACGTTGTACTCTGTCAGCTGCAGCTGTCCAGACCAGACCTGGAGGGGTCCCAGGGGATATGATGGGCTGATGACGACGTAGATTGCGTTGTCAATTCCCCCTGAAGCCTCCTGGACACGCAAGTGTACCAGGTTCATTACTGACACTCCCAGAGATGTCGTTGGGAATGTAGCCTGCTGTTGGCCAGTAGCTGTCATGCCGAAAGTCCACGCGTTGTTGGGAGGGCCTGTGCCCTCTCCTGTGACGATATCGCGAATGGGCGTAATGTTGCCTTCGCAGTAGAACAGGTACGGGTTCGGAATGATTGCTCCTGTTCCTCTGAGGACGAGAGTTTGGAGGATCTCGAGATTTCCTGACCAGTAAGCTGGCAGAACCAGTTTATATCCGAAGATTTCCGTGCCTGTAGACAGGGCCAATTGTTCTTGTCCTGCACCATCTACGGAAAACTGAGGTGTTCCGAGTGGCACTGTTAAGTTAGCACCTGAGTTTAGTACCATCTGTGACTCGAGCGTGTTCTGCTGTCCAAGCATTCTCCTGTCGGAGTTCACTTCTCCGAAAGGCCTGTTTGCAGTCTGAATGGCAGGAAATTTGACCTGATTTGTGCAATAGATGTCCTTCGTGATGGACAGTCCCTTGTTGGAATAGAACTTTGGTTTGCGAAGTTCGACCGTGTATGACACCCACAGTTCACCCAAAGACTGGTTTGCGTAGGTCGGAACAGGGATATCTGCGATAGCGATGTTGAACTGTCCGTGATCATACGTGTTCTTGTCCTGGTCCGAAAGGACAGGCCTGTTGCGGATGTATTTGCCCTGGTCGCCAGATAGTTTGGCTGGGTTGCATTCGACTCCCTGTATCTGTTCACAGCTGACCTTTGATGACATGGCACCATCGTACTGCATCATTACACGCTTGTCGGTAAAAGGGGCATCGTTGGCGTTGTACTGCGTGGCCATGATGACTTGTCCCTGCTGTCCAGAAGCAGCTGCGAATTCTGTGACT